CCTTTATACTCATAGACATCAACTGGTTTTCTATCTCCGGCGTAATTGATTATAGATTGACCAGACGCTATTAATTTCATCTCAGGGTTCACATGATTAGTAGGGAACCATGAACCATTCTCCATATAGTAACCTTCTACACCATAATGTCCTCGAAAGAATGTTTGCTGTACCATCCTGTTCGATGATTTGTTATCAGTAGAATAGAAATCAAAAGTCACAGGACTGATGCCGGGAAGTATACCATCGTGTACAGTATGTAAACTCACTCCATTCCACATATATTTGTGATTCTGTCTATAGACTCCTAGATCGCTGGGGAAGCCGGCAGCGGTGACGAATTGTTTTCCATAATAGTCAACACCGTGACCTATGCTACCATAGTACTTACCTTCACCAGTCCTGTGCATCTTATACTTTTTGTTAGGTTGACTTACGTAAGCCACTACATAACCTGTGACTAACGAACCAGCATCGTTGCTCCTACCATCAGACTGATTAGTAGAGTAAAAGATATCTTTTAATCCGTCACCGTTGATATCAAGTATAGAATAAATGAATCCAGAACACGATTGGCTATCTCTGGTTCCCTCGATATACTTTTCGCTAGCGTCAACAAACTTGCCTTCACTATTCAATTCATAGATAACTGTCAAACTTTTGCAGGGCTCTGCTACATAACTACGCCATAATAGATCAGAACCTTTGCCCTTGTGAAAGGTCATGAGAAATTCAAGTTTACCGTCATTGTTGAGATCGACTGCTATGCTACCTGCCACCTTAGCGGGATAATTTTTACCCGAAAGATCAAGCGGCGCGCTAGCGTGTGCAGGATCAAAAAACCAGTACGTCAATGTAGGATCGGGGAAAGCACCTGCTACTTCTTGAAAGTAGTCTTTGGATACTACTGCGGCCTGAGTGACCGGGGCATTATTAGTAGTCGGGGCAGGATTACTTCCACCGCCACCGCATGCAGTAAGAATGATACTGCTAACAACATAAGCAACCTTGCGCATAATCGATATCCATAGTTACAACAGATATGACTATGTTAACAGATTACATGTAAAAGGTCAAGACCCTCTGCCCGTTTTTCGGGTAACTGCAGGGCCGCCAAAACCCTTACTTACCTTACCCTTTTTTCCGTTATTAGGATTGAACTGTCCTTTATTATTCGCTTGTATCGCTTTCTTACGTGCTAGTAATTCTGCGATTGGGTTTTTTGTTTTATTATCTTCGCTCATGTGAATATAGGTCCTTCTGTTTCAGGTCTCAACGACCTGTTATTTTTAAAACTAAAGTTCTTGCAAAATACGCTGGTGCACCAAGCATTATAATTATTCCAACCTGGACCCCAGAAATCTATTCGCTTATACCCTTTATCTATCAAGTACTGTTGCAAAGTGTTATACTGCCAGCGATCACTGTTGTCCAATATGATCAACGTATCGTCTCTTGCTCGTTCGACGGCTAACACACCGCTTAATGCTCTAGCCATACCGTCTAACACGATCACATCAAAATATCCTTGTGGATAATTATATAAAGTGCTGGCGTAGCCAGCGAATTCGTTGTTAATCAATCCATGCCTGACATCGTGATCCCTGTCATCACTACGTATCTGCGGAAAGTTTGTAATGAAGTTGTTTACGACTTCCAATGCATCATCGTGTACTTTTGCATTTTGATCTACTACATGTATCACTGCATTAGGTGCCTTTTCTTTGACATGATCTACCCAGGTGATATCATGCTCGACACTAACTGTTTCTCTCACGTAATTGTTAAAGAATAGTGTGCTGTATCCACAACCATATTCGAATACTTTACTTTCTTTTGACAATACATCTTTTAAGAATGCGATTGCTGGAAATGTCATCCACGGGGTCACACCTTCTTCATCGCAAGGATGATCATGGAACCATCCATGCTCTTGCAAATATAGGTATGCGTGTGTGCTTAAATGTGAACTAAGATCGTTGGTGAGACTTAAACGTTTTACACCTTCGTGTTCTACTAATACTATAGGTTTTTTCATGTCTTTGCTGATTCAAGATATTCTAAGAAACTGCCATATAATGTGATCATCATGGCAATTTTACTATCATATATGCGTATATATGCTGTTTTAGCCTGCTGATTTTTTAATCCTATATACCAAGGACATTTTATTTTTTTGCCTAGTTTCAGCGTGAACCTCTTTAGGTCTTCTTTTTTCAGACCTTTATGCTTGTCACCCACAAACAAAGGAAAATCATAATGCTCTATCTCAGCGAGTGAGAAGGCATCCATACCGTCTTCAGTAAGGCGCAGGCCAGAACCACTGCGTCCTGTAGCCCACCATTTAAATAACAAATCGTTGATTGAGTTTTTAGGTTGAGATAAGTCTATCTCTAGTATTTCTATCAGTGCTTGTGTGATAAGTTCTTTATTCTTCATCTGGGTAAACTTGTCTACCCTGGTTCATGAACACCACTGTAAACTTATCAGTTTTGAATTGATTGTTTAACTTACGACACAAGTTTCTAGCATGTCCTGGATTACTGAAACTAGTCTTTTTATACTTAGGAGCCGCTTCGTTCGCTAGGTAATGCTGACTCTTGAGATTGATCGGTTGTCCCTCATAAAACACAGCCCAAATACCAGAAGCCTCTACTATCTGGTCGCACTTGTACGTTGTTTTGTCAACATGCTCAAGTATTATTTTTGGTTGTGTTCTGCTCATTTAAATTTTCCACCTGTAATCTCTACTTTGATAACTTCCTCAGTTTTTTTATCCTCATTATTAAGTTCATGTAGATCAGCAAGTAACTTCGCTATCTCATCCCTCAATACTCTAGCCTCTGACATGGGTAAAACAAGATCCTTAGACCTTTTGCTGTCCAAATGAGAGACTTTATCCATGAATCTCTTTATCTGAATCATCTTAATTATTTATGTGTTTTGGCCTCATCTTCTGATTTAAACGGACCCTCATAGGGGTATCGCTGTATGAAGATGTATTTGGGGCAAAAAACTGTCTGATTATGTCCATTTTGATCTATATTAAACCATCCTGCTACATGATAACACTTGCTTTTTGTCGTTTTTGTAAAGATATGTAACTTACGCTTGACATCAAACATATTGTTATATGTCTTGTTAGTAGTAGGATATTCAGGATAAGGCATCTCTACCTTAGTCCTATTACTCTTCATAGGTTGAAAACTAATCTTAGTCTTCTTTTGTATATCCTTAGTATTGTTAAATTGTAGTGTGCTACCATTGATCATGACTTCATAGCCCGCGCTATTGGCCTGCACATTACCTACTTTTTTCTCACCGTCAGTCACGACCCAATATTGGTCTTTGATGATTGGTTTCGCTATTAGTTCTGTCATATTTCCTCTTTACGTTATCTCTATGAAATTAAAAATCTGTACTATCCTAGCATCTTCATCTTGCTCTCCGAACACCGGGCCTATGCCATGGAATTTGTTAGCAGGATATAGCAAGAATCTATTATAAACAATGTTTGATACAGTGTGTATAGTCCATTTATCTAATTGGTTAAATTCATTATTTTGAATAATATGCTTAAGATGCTCTTTGCTCAATGCTCTATCTGAGTTGGTTGACTTTTGGTTATAAAAGATAGTACCGGGGGTGTCTTCTCTGTTTTTAGAAAGATACAACACACCCGCATAATAATTGGCATCAACGGAATCCGCATGTAACAAGTTTGATGATACCGTACCTTTTTTACTAATCCTAAAAGAACCGTTATCCATCTGTCTCAACTGGCGCATATTCTTATTTAGAATCTTAGAAATTTTCACATCGATCCAAGTAGGGGAATACGTATCCTTGCTCATTTTTCCTGGCCAAGGTGCATCACCAAACTTATAGCCTGATGATTTTTTATCTTCGTAATATTCGGAAGACAAAGCCATATCTCTGATACTATCAGGATCATCATAGAAATCATCGATTATGATTAATCCTAAATTCATTCTGATATGCTCTCCCAAAACAATTCGTTATCCTTGACATTTGCTATGGGTTTGAGCCAACCTCTATCAATACAATCTAGTAAAATTGATTTATATTCCCTAGGACATTTATCACTAATTTCAAACCCTGCTCTAGGTGCCATAACTAATCCATCGATAATATGAAACTTTGGATCACCCGATTTAAGAGTTCGAATAGATGTTTGAGTAACCTTAAACATTTGCCAACTCACCTGTATAAGGATTGTTCAACCACTTTGCATAACTATCAGCCTGGTCGCTGATCTTTTGCAATTCATACTTGCCACAAAACTTCATGAAGTGAACACCAACTTGCGGTGTCGTCTTGAGGCGCACACCTGTAGTGATGCTAGCATCAACTATCTGCTTAATTTCATCAGGCTGCGCAGTCAGATCAATCAATAATCTATTACGTTCATAATCTTCACGTACACGATGTTCGACACCATCGGGGTCTACCCAACGCTGTAGCATCATGTTGTTCCAATTAAAGCCCTGCTTAGTGCGGTCAGCATATGCTTCGATGAGACCGACTTTGTTCTTGCTACCCTTAGTACGCACTCCAGGATAAGCACTGAACACATTATCACCCGCGTCACCGCGCATGATCTTCTCAAACAATACAAATTGTGGATCACCAAGCAACTTGGGTTCTTTAGTCTTTTTATCTTTGACTGGCTTACCCTTGTCATCAAAATAACCTTCAAGAGTAATTAGTTGGTTTGCGACACCGTTGTACTGCTTGACGTTGGGTGCGATCAATTGAATATAGTCTGTGTCGCTACTGATGATCACATGTTCATCGTTGGGATGTAGATGTACGAATCGTGCGATGAGGTCGTCTGCCTCAGCACGTTCATGTCGCAACACACTTACGTTAGTCTTCTCACGCAAAAACGTAGTGAACATATCATACGTTTCCCAGAACATCTTATTTTCTTCTGCTTCTGCCTCAGTGAGGCTTTGCTCTGCAACTTTACGATGTGCCTTATAAGGTGCATACACATCCTTGCGCCAACTACGACCCTCAAGACAGAATACGACATGATCGATTCCATATTTGCGAACAGCCTGATTGACACTTGATAATGTCAAGTGCAGAGCCATGCCGATCTTTTCCCAAGTATCGCTATTGCGACTGGCAACATGTCGGGCACGGAAAAATGTATTAGCAGTATCAATCAGAGCATATTTCACAATCACACCTATTTAGTAGAATAATATACGTATATTATACTAGGTGTTTGCGAACATGTCAACTAACTTAGGTACAGCCTTTACCCAAAGTTAAACAACATGATACCTGTGGGTTCGACTTTGTTTTTGGACAGTACCATTATGCTTTCATCTGTATTCAGATTTGATTTGGCACTAGGTCGTACCTTATTCTTAAGGTCAGTGGTCTGTATATGATGATAGCCCAAACTTTTTGCCAAGGATAAAGTATCCTCGTACAATTTATAATTTGAAAAATTCTTTATGTTAACTAGCAATTTACCTTCAGCAATTAGATATTTGTTGATGTTCACCAATGTGGGCTTAAGATAATTGTCTAGCCATTGTTGATAAGTAGTTCCGGGTTTATACGATTGATTACCTACCCTATAATCTTCAAGATTAAAATATGGAGGACTACTAAAAGCCAATCCAATCGTGTTCTCCCATTCAGGCACATACACCTCACTACCCTGGCATCGTATGTCGTATTTGCTATCTGTTAGGTTGGCTGTATCATAATCCTTTGCCATTTCAAATAATCTGTCAACCAACAAGTTATTAGGATCTGTCCCATAATACTCTACTTTATTTTTGATTGCGCTTAGTAATCTTACACCCCAACCACAACTAAAATCATAATACTTGTTATTCACATTGTAATATTTCAATATGTGGTCGGCAGTCTGCATTGGAAAGTTGCTCGGTTTCATAGCAACTCCCCCACCAGAAATTCTTAACGCCGTCTCTAAATTTTGTATATCAGTATTTGTTTTTGGATACACTTTTTCACTGGCTAATGTGCGGCTATAAAAATATTTTATCAGATCATTTGACTCAAATACCTCTTCTATGCTCCAGCGAGGGGTTTCAAGTTTTACTTTTGCCATCAAATCTTTATAGTAATAGTTGGCTATATCACCTATCGCAGTACCACCGCGCTTTACGCTTTTCAAATTTTCTTTTACAAGGTTGTAGTCGGGTTTAGTATAATACTGTTGTTTTAATTCAATACACTTTTCAACAGGCAGGTCATAATAATGGTCGGTGTACAAAACCTTACCAAGATGTTCAATGGTATATTTTTTCTTAGTGGTTTTAGCCACGATACTTTTATGTTATCAACTGATTTCGGTTCGTCCGTTACCCAAATCTCGTTGTCTGATTACTCTGAGATTATCTGCGTTCCTGCGCTTTTCTGGGTCTGCTATCTCTTGCTCATACATCTCAAGTGCGATGTTACGGCAAACTGCTTGAAACCAGCGATCTACGATCTCGTTGTCGGTATCAGTCTCGCTTTTCTTATATCCTGACTTAATTAGATTAAGAAGGAACTTATCGTTCCAATCTAATTCAAAAGCGCCGTTGTTGATGTTGTTGGGGTCAATGTCTACTCTATTGATAGCGATATAAGGATCACCATCTTTAGTGGCCTGCTCTTTGGGACTGAGTTTCTTTTCAGTTTTTTCTTTCTTAGGTTTGGAGGAATCCTCGCTCGGTGGATTCGGCCTCGGCTCTGGTTTTTTCGCTCCTAACCCAAAAATACTTTTAATCTTATTGAACATTCTTAGCCCTGGTAATAGCGCCACGCACCGCAGTTTGTAACGCATTGTTTAAATCTACATTGTACTTATTGTTGGCAACTACGTAACCAGAAATTTCTTTAATGTCATTGAGATTAATTTTCAAGTCGAATCCATCTCCCGTTTTATGCAGATTACGAATGACCGTTTCTTTGTCAACAAGAAAACACCCATCGTTTCGTAATACTATTGTAATGTCGCAAATTAATTCAGGTTCTAACATGTCCTTATTATTCGTGCCATTACTATTTGTAAATTTGACAATGAATGTTTTTCTGCTTTTACCATTCTTTTTATACATGCTTTGACTTAACTGGCTTTTTAACTCAATAGTAGTATTATGTTTTGGCCAATCAAAGTCTTTGTGATCCTCTCTCACACAAATTAATGAGGAATCTTGCATAGCAATTAATTCTTCGCAGACGAATCCCTTTAAAAATCTGAGTTGTCTGTCATTCAACTCTTCTAGGCTATTACCAAAATTAATGATAAATTGCCAGTCGTATTTTTTAAGATCATTGATTATTTGTTGCATATTCATATAGTTTAAAACTTGCAAGATTTTTAGCCTTGCTTTCGCACATTATATCAGCCCATGAACGATGTGTCAATGCCCAATTATTTACTGCTTCATTCCAGTAGTAATCACTATGAGCGCGTAGTTTCTGTTTGTTATGGCCGCTTTCTAGTAGTGTAGTCAAGCACGGACGGCTGACGGTGCAGGCACTTGGTAGATGCTCTTCTCTACTGACACTATAGTGTATGACAGGGCGCACGCCACGCCAACTATCAATAACCATGCCAATACGGGGATCAGTTTTTTCAATGTATTCTCCTGTTTTAATCCAATTGTGATGAATGTCGAGTACGATAGGAACAAGGTCAGCCAACTCTAGGCACGAATCGAGACCCCACGACATTTCTTCGTTTTCGATTGTGAGTCCATTTCTTGCTTCGGGGCTGAGTCTGTTGTAGGCCCGCCGGATGCCTTCGGGACCTTGGCGACCACTGATGTGGACGTTGATTTTAATGTCCTGAAATGATTTACCATACCCCATGAAACGGGCCATATCTGCATGATATTCGAACTCCTCGATACTCTTATTTACTACCTCAGGACGATCACTTGCAAGAACAACAAACTGATCAGGGTGAAAACTTAGTCGTACATCATTGGCACGTGCAGTCTCACCTATAGGAGCCATCCAACGTTCTAGTGTATCCTGTACATCTCTACGTAACCAAAAGTCTTTGTACTCATCCATTGTATAGAAACTAAACATATCGCTTGTGATACGCAACATACGTAGTTCATGCGGTAGTTCTGCTACCTTTTTGACAAGCGCATGGGTATTGAGGATGTTGCGTTTGGCTACATCAATGATCTTGTCTTCAACTACTTGCCGCGATTTTTGACGTTTTGCCCACGCAAAAGTCATACCACCTGTGTTGAGGCCCTCGGTGCTAGCGATCTCGCCTTTTTTATTGATCTCTGCCCATTTGC